AGGCTTTCGCTAAGAGTTTTGACCCCTTGTGCGAATGGATCGGTCATATATCATTTTGCGCTGAAATAATGAGCAATAAAGCCAATAAATGAACTTACACCCGACACAACCATCATACCAACCCAAAAGCCACCACGACCTTTATTAGCCATAGCTAGCAATTCTTTAATATCGTGGCGCATTTCAGCAACTTCTTTTTCCATAGCCTCTACCTTTTGCCACATTACCCCTACTTTGATTGGATCAAACTCAGTCATGATTATGTCTTTTGTATGTACGCTAACGCATAGTAAAGTGGTTTATTTGTAGCTCCTGAAGTCATTACACCAGAACTTGCAAAGCCGCCTGTATTGCCTACTCCATAAGTATTACCAGCGCCTAGAACAAAAGAATCTTCTAAGTTAGGAGTTCCATTAGTGCCATCGCAAATGACATAGCCACTTGGTATAGAACCGATTGATCCTGACCACATAATAATTCCACCGCTAGGCACGTTAGTAGAGCTAGAAGTCCCAGCAGGGATACCATAGATATTGTCATACGTTTGAAGAACAGATCCTGTAGAGTCAGTTAATACGAATTTATAAGATGTGCCAGATGTAAGCCAAATCTCAAATGGGGGGATACCATTAGTTCCTAATTGAATAGGATTGGCATTAGGAATAGATCCACCATTGTCTGTATAAGTAGTTAATGGTGTAGATGATCCAGCTTGATAGGTATAAATATAACCACCTGACAATAGAACACCATTGTTATTAAAGAATGGGGTAACTGAGTTACCTATTGGGGATAGTAAGACTGACATGGTTATTCCTTATTTTTTTTCACGACCAAGTGTTTGCAAGAATTGTTGCTCATAAGCTAATGGCAATTTTTTAGTAATTGGTGATTGACTTGCTGATTGTAATAAATCACGAATTGCATTTTGACCCATTCCTTGAGTCATATATTTAGCAAAAGTAGGATTTCTTAATGCCATTTGAACGCCTTTAGGAATAGCAATACCTGCCAAACCATATTCTCCAGCTTTTTCCCAATCTCCTGTATAAGCCCCAGTAGCAGCAGCAGTTACTGCGCCAGGAGCTAATAATGCAGCAGCTCTTTGTACTGTTCCGCTATTTGGCAAACGATCCTTCAAAATCATGTTGCCAGCTTGAGCCAATTCAACCAAAGATTGATTGCCTTTGCCATATATAGAAGCTGCTCTATTGGATTTTTGACCCATAATATTAGCAAGTCTAGCTGGGCTAATTGATCCGCTGCCTTCTTTATCAATAGCGCCCTCAATAGTTTTCATATTTCTAAACTGATTTCTTGCTTGGCTAAACGCAGCTTGATCTGTTTCATTTAAAGAGCCATTAATTGCATCCATTAAAGTAGATTTTAATTGACGTGCATAATGCGCCAATGTTGTATCTTTAATGTCACCAGCATATAAATCTAAATCTTTTTTAATTTGATATGCGTTTTGTCCGCTAATTTGACCATTTTCGTCAACAGATTTAAAAATTCTATTGGCAATATTTGCAATAGGTTTTTTTTCTGCTTCTGTAGCACCTTCTTGTATTCTTGCAACTCTTGAAACAATATCATCAGTCAAATTAACATTGTTTTTATCTAATATATCTTTAAATACACCATCAATACGTTCACGAGCATTTTTCATTACATCTGAAGTTGCTGCTGTTGCTTTTTCTCCAATAGTTCCCAATACGGCACGAGTAAATGCAGATTTTTGTTCATCTGCCAATTTTTCTTCTGCGCCTGCTGTAATTGGATTGGCATTAAGCATGGATTTGGCACGATTTAACAAGGTAGAGCCTGTTGCTTGAGCCGCATCTAATGGAATACCAGAATTTTTTAAAACTTCTACAGCTTTTTCATAAGCTGGCGTTAAACCTTCTTTAATTGGTTGAACAACATTTCCTAAGCCACGAGCTATAGAAAGACCAAGGCCTCCAGCAGCAGTTCCAGCTAATGTATTAAATGCTGTGCTTTCTTCTGGTAATGTTGGTTGTAAAGCGCCTTGAATACCACCAGCAGTCATAGCTTGTTTATAATTCATTGGATTAGAAATAGCTTGTGCAGCGGTTGGTGCGCCAGCACCCTGCAATAATTTACCACCAAGATAATTGGCAGCTAATTGACCGCCAATATAACCAGCTTGACCAGGTAATGTTTGCATCATTGGCGCAGACGCAGCTCTTTCATTAATAATATCTTGTTGTGTTTGTTGTGCGGATTGAGCAGCGGTTGGCATACCCATTTGTGCACCAAATTTAGCTATTGGCGATTCTGCAAATTGTTTTTCTAAAAATTGAGCAGGAATATCTAATTTTTGTTTAGCGCCTTGAGCTAAATCTTTAAATGCTTTTGCAAATCCTTCTGCTGCATTGGTTATATTTGAAGGTTCTTTTGCTGGTATTTTTGCTTCTGCCCCAAATTCAACTTCAGCAGGATTTATTGGTTCTCTTGGTGTTGATCCAATTTGCACTTCATTTGAATCTATTGTCATGCTTTTATTTACATTTTTTAAATAATTTTGTGTTTCTGAAGCGGGCGGCTCTTGGCCAGATAAAATTGCTTTAGCAGCAGAATTTCCACCATTGTAATGAGCTACAGCAGCCTTAAAACTACCATATTGTTTTTTTAAATCTGCTAAATATTTTGCTGCCCCAATAGCGGAACTTATGTCATCTTCAGTATTTACGCCATAAGCTTTTGCAGTTTCTGGCATAAATTGAAATCTACCTTTAGCTCCTTTTGGGCTTACAGCATAAGTGTCGCTACCTTCTGCCCCTCTAATGGCAGAAAGTGATCCTGGCGGTAAATCATACTGTGATTCTAAAGAGCTATATAAATTATCCATTATTTATATTCCCAGCTTTTGCCACCATCATAACTTACAACTTCATGCCCTTTATATTTACCATAAACGGCATTACCTTTTTCTTTTGTTGAAGGTTTTTCCTTACGTTCATTAGAAACATTGCCTTCAGGATTTACAGCTTTAGGTAGCACGCCTTGTGATGTGGCAAATTTTTGATAATCTGAAATCCATGTAGCAGGATTAAATTGACCAGTTTTCTTAGCTGCAGCCAATGTATCGTTTTCAAAAATATCACGAGAAGCCAATTTATCTGTAAAGTCAATAAATCTTTGTAATGCTCTAGGATCAGTATTAACAGTTGGATTATTTTTAAGATAATTTTCAACTTCTGCAACACGAGTAGGATTGCCGCCAGCCGCTTGTTGAACTCCAGCGATAACGCTTTGAGCCAAAAATTTATTAAAGCTTTGAACAGCTCCCAAATCGCCTTTTGCTACACTATCAACCAAACTTTGTGGCGCTCCGATTGCTTGTAATTTACCAGCAATATTGGCATAAGTTTGTGTGCCAGCACCAGGTTTAAATTCACTCATTAATTGTTTTAGCTCATCAGAACGCTGTAAATAATTATTACTTGCTAAAACTCGTTTTGTAAGGCTTTGCTGATAATCATTAAAATTTGCAACGTCAGCAGAAGTTGGATTTATGTTTGCAGTAGGAGTTGTTCCAAGCGTTGTAATTTTCTTAGTAACTGGATTAGCAGCAACAATTTCACCAGCAGCATTGGTTGTTAAACCAGGAGTCTGTAATGCAAGTTTGTTTGCTGCAGATGCTGATTGCCTTACTATGTTTTCATAGGTGCTTGGCAACTCATTAGGTTTTTGGTGAATTAAACTAGAAATATGACCTAATTGATATAGCGCTTCTTCATCTGTTAAACCTTTTTGTTTTAAGGTTTTGAAGTCTTGACCATTTAATCTATGTAATTCATCTTGTGCTTTTAAGCCTTCTGGCCCACCTTGTGTTGCCAATCTAGACAATTCAATAATTCTAGGATCAGTAGCTCTAGCACCAATTACATCTAAAGCAGAAGCAAACTTATCGCCTTTTAACTTAAATTCAGATGATTGTGCTTGTGTTGCAGCAGTTTTAGCTTGTGATTGTGCGGATTGAGATTCTGCTAAACCTTTTTCAATTTCCGCTTGTTGCAATGCTTGTTGTTTTTGCAAAGCTAAGTTTTTAGTTTGATAATCAAGCAAATTGCTAAGCTGTGTCATGCCATCTTGCGGAGCATATTTATTGCCAGCAACAGGATTTACTTGATAATTAGGTTGTTGAAATCCTTGAACGTCAAAAGCCATAATTATTCTCCAGAATCTTGAGTGAGGCTAGTATCTAAACCTGGCAATGATCTATAAGAACTTGACACAGCAGGCAATACTCCCATGTTTACATTTGACATTGTTTGATTTGCTTGATCGGTACTATTAGGTTGTGCAAAATAATTACCAGCTAACTGTCCTAATGGTGTTCCTATTCCTGCATAAGTGCCACCCAAGGTATTTGCTGCGCCAGCAGTTCCTGCGCCTTGTGCATAACCTTGCTGACCATAATTTCCAGCTAATGTGCTACCTAAAGAAGTATTGAGATTAGCCATTGAACCACCATAACCAGTAGTTACATCAGCCAATTTGTTTGTAGCATCCAATCCCATTTTAGAAATAGGCGTTAAATTACCAAAAATATTGTTTCTTTGATTTTGATAATTAGTAAATGCGTTTTGATAAGCATTTCCAGCATAGTTTTGAGAGAAAGTATTTAAACCTTGCAAAGCATTACCACCCAGCATACCGCCTAAACTATTGTTTGCAGCGTTAGTAGTTTGCTGACCTTGACCCAACATAAAATTATAATTTGGAGCAAGACCATTATATAAATCTTGGGTATTAAATTGATGTGATGCGTAACCGCTATTGATTAAATCACTTAAATTATTAGTTGCGGCTGTTCCTGCTGCAGTATAAGGGCCATAAAGACCACTTGCAGTATTGTAGGCATTAGTTAAATATGGCCCAGCGTTTTGAAAGCCTGTTTGTAATGCCTGTGCGCCTTGCTGCAATCCAGCAACTTGTTGCCCTGCGCCTTGTCGTTGACCTTCAGCAGCAGTCGTGCCGCCTATGGCTTGACCAACTATGTTACCTACAATTGGCGCTGCTATTGAAGCAGCTAAAACTGAACCGATTGGCATTTTATACCTCTTTAATCAATATTTTATCTATTTTATCTGCATTTGTTTCATTTGTAGCATGAATACAGTACCAAACGCAGTCCTCTAACGCTAAAATTGCATGATTTACGCCAGCTTTAATCTCAATACAAGCAGGGGAAACATATTTATTGGAGTCATTATCTGTAGTCACAAGAACAGAACCTTTAGCTAATAGGCTTAAATGGCTGTAATGGTGCTGATGTGACATAGCTGTATAGCCTTTAAAAATACGCATTTCTTTAGCGTATAAGCCATCAGAAAAATGATGGACTGTGCCTAAATCGACCTCAAATGTGCCGAGCGTTTTCTTAGCGAGTTCAGTAATACTAGACATTGTAATAAGGCACTTTAAAGGGTTGACCATTAACAGATATGTTAATAAAGCCTACAGGATTAGCTGGTAAAGTAGCTGACCCTGTTGTTGCAGTAGTAGCAGACGTGAAATTGACTAAATTAAGCAAATACTGTTGCCATGAGCGACTTGGGCGCTTAGTAGCCTCATCCAAGAACTCAGTCTGTGGGTACGGATTACCTTCGCCAGCTCCAAAGATTACGTTAGCCATTAGTTTTCACCCTCGCTACCTTTTAAGTTCGCAGATACGATTACGCATTTAACTGGATCTGTAACCACAACTTCGTAGATACGATCTCTAGCTGTGCCTAATCTGCGCCAAATTGCACGATTCTTGTATTTGCCTTGTTGACCTAGTTTTTGCCAATATTCTTTTGACCATGTAGAACCACCATCATTTGACCATCTAAGCATAGCTTGTGGGTTAGTCAATGTTGGATTTGCATTGTTTGATGTGCCTAAAACGTCAATGACTTGATAAGGAATCGTCAAAGTAGCATTAGCACCAATGGTATAAGGTGTACCAATATAGTTATATGGATCTATTGAAAAGCCACTTATGCCTACGCCAGGCTGAAACTGAATCTGTAATTCGTCAAAGTATTGACGTTGTAAGTCAGTCAAAATATGGGGTGCTCTACGCAATCTGCGTATTTCATCGCCATTGTCTGTGTAGTTATTAGGATCTAACTCGTACAAGTTACCATTTTGGTAATCGCCTACGATGACAACATCATTGAATACAGCAGCGCAGTTAGAGCGATGACGATGATAGACATTATTAGAATCGACATATAACCATTTATGCCATAACTGAGTAGTGGCATCATAAGCCCAAGTTATATCAATTGTAGGGAAAGTAACGACATATACTTCGTGACCTTCAAGTTGATAGGTATAGGCAATAGCATCATCAATCTTTTGATTTACTAAGGTATTTTCTACAGCATGGGTAGAAATACGAGTAGGCATATAGCCATTCATAATCATAATTTGCCCTTGACCTCGAATATTACGAGATACATAAGCAAATGAATTAGCTACCCTTGCTACAGATTGTGCTGCTGCAATACCATGCTGACTTGATGAGCCAGGAATACGCTGAAAAGCAAAAGGGAACGTGCCTTGATCTGCCCATACTTCGCTAGACTTTTCGCCTAGTAAATAGACTTGACCGTGATCTGCAATCAACGATACAAGATTATCAGGAGCAGTAAACTTAGCAGCAAAGCTTAATGGCTGGGTAATAGGGGATAAAACACCTGATGCTGCCCATTGCTGAGTATTAGGATCGTTATAGATAAAATAGTTGTCAACAATGTCAACTATGTTTGCACCTGTAAATGCACCATCAGTTGTAGGCAAAGTAGCAAAGTTAAGCGCATACATTGTTTCAGAACTAATCGTTTGAGCTACAGGGTTTAATGTATATGTACCTGTGCCGCCTGTGCCTGTGCCTAATGCAGTAATAATGCTATTAGCAGCTATGCCTACACCTTGAATAGTCTGACCTACATATAACGTGCCAGAGCTTACTGCGCTGACAGTTAAAGTAGTTACTAATGTGCTTCCAGAGCCTATATAAGCGATTGAGCCTGTAAAAATAGCTCCAGCAGCACTTGTATTCATTGCTGTGCTTGAAACAGTTTGAGATAGATTTACAGTCCAGCTAAAGCCACTACCACCTGTAATAACAGTTTCAGGTGTAACTCCTACGCCAAATACTTGTTGGCCTACTGCGACTGTGCCTTGACTTAACTGAGTAATATTTAGCGTTGTGCCGCTAATTGAACCTTGAAAGTTTGCAGTTGCAGGCGTACCAATTTTGTAAGAATAACGATTTGCGCCATCTACAATGTATACATATACACCATTGTCAGTAAGACTTACAGGGCCTGTGCTGGTTTGCAATTGACCAATTACAGATGGTTTTAGGGCAGAGTTTAAAGAATAAACATAAGGGCCACAAACCGCTATTAACTGACTGCCACCAGATATTGTTCTTAAACCTCTTACGGCTGCCTGTGCAGGCAATACCGCTTGCAAAGTTAAACCTGGCGTAGGGTAAAGCGCTACAACACCACGTTCGCCTTGACCCTTTGTAGGATCAACTTCAGGCCTCCAATTGATACACTCTTGTGCATCTTGGTAAATAGATGGTGCTGTATACGATGCGCCTACAAAGCCAAAGTCTGCCATTAGATTACATCCTTGTAGCGCTCAAAACGCCAAATTTTATGTATTGTATTTTTATGAACGCCAAATTTATTTCCTAATTCTATGTGCGTCATAATACTTTTATTATTCCTAATATAACGAATTTGATCATCTGTTAATTTGGCAGTATGCTTATTTCCAATTAATCCTTTGCTTATGGATTTTTTGTGTTTTTCTGATAAAGACTTTCCTTTTTTAGCAATACTAATTTTTAATTTTGATTCATTGGATATTTTTTTACCTAATTTATTAGTATTACCCAATCTTGCAATAGACATTTTTTTCTTTGATTCTTCGGAATGTGGATGAGAATATCCAGAGCATCCTTCTCCGCCATTGCTTAAATTTACAAGCTTAATTCCACGTTTACGATAAATATCAATACATTCCATTTCTGCAAGAAAAGCTAATTCTTCGTCTAAACCATTAGCAATAATTTCTGATGTAAAACCATGCTTTTCTACATAAAATTTCCAATATCTGCTTCTTTTATTTTTGTCGGCATGACGTTTATCTTTGCCTTTTCCGACATAAAAGATTGCGCCAGTATCAGCAGCACGATGTTGGTAAATGTAATATTGCATAAGTGTATGATTATTAACGAAAAAATCCGCCCGATAATATGAAACCTGCATCTTTTTGCCTACTTGACAACATAGCATCAGCAAAACGTGCAGATTGAACTGGGCGCATATTAGTGCGTTTAATAGTCGCTTTAGCTTGTGCAGCATAAGCATTAATCATTGAGATTTGAGTCTGTGAAGCTTTGCCATACATCGGCATTAAGCGCTCTGCCAAACACCAGCGCATTGCCATGTTATAACCTTGTGGTAACGGAATATCGTCAGTCAAAGTTAAGAACGTGGTAAATACGGTGTCTGCAAACATGTGCATTTCACCTTGGGCTGGATTAGGCCATACATAAATGTTACCTAATACTTCTGATGGCTGGTAATACAACGCTTTAGGCCAAGGGCCATTTATCGTCTTTAAACCAATCATTTCGTAATCTTCTACATTCAAAATGGATACAGGATAGTCCAAACCACCATTTACGATAGGTACGCCATTTGAATTGGTGTTAATGCGAACAAATGAAGAATAGATTGATAATGGGCGCTGATAATATAAAGTAATAGTAGTAGAGGCAACAGTCTGTGGAAAGTTAACCTTATAAGTTCCTGCTTCATTAACATTGTTGCCTGCTCCTGTTAAAAAGCCAGTAATCGTAGTGCCAGGTGTAATACCTGTACCACTTAGGGTTTGCCCTAATACAATAGCTCCTGAGTTAATTCCAGTTACAGTTAGAATATTGCCAGAAATTGATCCTGTAATGCTAGCGTTGATGTTACCGCCAGGGCCAATCGTATATTGTGTTTGCCCTGCAACAATCGGAAATACAATCTCAGACTTATAAAATACCATCATGTCCTCGTTAGACCATTGATCTAACAAGTCATTAAGCATATCAAAAGCATCTTGAGCAGCTTCTGGAGTTGGGGTTTCCCCTGCCTCTAGCGCACCGATGTCTTTTAACGCTCTACTGATAATGTCTATGGGTTTTGCCATGTTTTACTCAAATAGTTGGTTTAAAGACAGGTGGATTCCAAGGTAAATAAGACTTATTGCTGTTTTTTAGGCTTGCAATTTGCTTATCTAACCCTAATTTTATCGTGCTTACGCCATCTTGAATAGACTCTTTTTCAATCCATTGGGCAATATCTTGCTCTTGCACTTGGTCAAAAGGCTTTTTAACGATCTTATCTGAGAACCACCAATTACCCTCAGTTTCTACGCTGACATCTTCATCTGTGGCTGTGACGTGATATTTAGCGTGAAAAATGATGCCATCTTCAGCGCTAATTTCACTAATTTTCCATTGATAAACGGTCATCCTGTGTATGTTCCTGATGAAGTAAATTTCATAATGGTGTTAGAACCATTAGTAGTTACGGTAGGGCTACCAGTAGTTGTTCCTGAATAATTTGCTGTTGGAACAGAAATGTAAACAACACCAGAACCGCCTGAACCGCCTGTAATATAACCAGCGCCACCGCCACCACCGCCAGTATTTGCAGTTCCACTTCCAGGTGATGTAAGTTGATTGCCGCCTGCGCCACCGCCTCCTAGACCGCCAGTTCCTCCAGACGCAGATCCTCCAGACCCACCTCCACCACCACCACCAGCTAAATTAACAGAAGAACCAGTAATGGTTGTTGTTGATCCAGCCCCTCCATTACCACCAGTTCCAGAACTAGTAGATCCACCAGCAGCGCTTGCTCCACCACCGCCACCACCGCCATACCCAGAACCGCTAGCGCCTCCAGAATTTCCTTGACCAGATGTTCCTGATCCAGCAGATCCACCTGGCGCTGAACCACCGCCTGATCCACCAGAACCACCTGAACCAGTTGATCCATTACCACCGCCAACAGAATCTACAATTCCATTGATTGTTGAGTCATTGCCAACTGAATTTGAACTTCCACCAGCTCCTACAACAATTGTATATACAGTTGATGGGATAAAAGTTGCAGTAGAAGCCAAATAACCGCCTGCGCCACCGCCACCAGCAGCGCCATCAGAAGTTCTATATCCACCACCACCGCCACCAGCTACAACAACATAGTTTGCTGTATAGCTAGATTCGCTTGTTGTAGTAAATTTAACCCAGTTACCAGCTTGATAGCCTTCGTAAAAACCACCGCCATCGGTGTTATAACGAAATACGCCTGTTGTTGGGCTTGCAGTTCTTTGTGAAGTATTCCCTTTAGGCAAATACATTTGACCAGTACCACTAAAAGTGGGTATACCAGTTACTGTTAAATTGGTAACAGATAAGTTATTAGATGTATCTTGAACTAAAAGCGTACCGTTAGTTGCAGGAACAGTTAAATTAATTGTGCTTGCAGTATTAGCCCCTGTAAGGGTAATTGTGCCTCCTGCATTGGCTTGAAAGACTAACTGACTCATAGAGCTACCCAAGATTTAGTTGTTTCATCCCATTTGTATGGGCCACCTTCTGTTGGCATAGCTACAGGGGCTTCCCATAACCATGTGTTTTGATTCAATACCCAACTAGAATAAGGTTGTGGCGCATAAAATACATTGTGCGCTTGATCGTATGTATATCCAATACCAGCATAATTGCCACGCAAAGGTGCGCCATTATCTTCTTTGCCATCTGATCCGTAGTGTTTATTGCCACGAGTGTTATAACTTGTTTGAATCCAAGAACCAGGTGATGAATCTACAAATGTGTTAAAAAAATCGGCTTCAGCCACAATTACTTGTGTAACTTTGCCATCTACTACTTTTGCATAATGACCCATTTAATTCTCCATTTATCCTGTATAAGTTCCGCTTGATGTAAATTTAATAATTGTATTGCTTCCGCTAGTGGTTATCGTTGGTGATCCTGTTGTAATTCCTGAATAAGATGCTGTTGGAACAGATAAAATTACAACCCCTGAACCGCCATTTCCACCGCTAGCTTGTCCAGCATTTTGATAACTTGCGCCACCACCGCCACCACCAGTATATATTGTTCCTGATTGACCTGGATTATTGCCGCCACCAGCTCCAGCGTTTCCACCGCCTCCAGATCCTCCTGAACCAGCAGTTCCACCTTGGAAAGTTCCACCTCCTCCACCGCCAGCATAAGTTACGCTTGATCCTGTTATTGACGATGCTAAACCAGGGCCACCATTTGCTCCTGCTGTAGATGTTCCATTTCCACCTCCTGAACTAGCTCCACCGCCACCACCGCAACCATAATTAGGGCCACTTGGACTACCTGATCCACCATTACTTCCTTGCCCAGCAGTTCCTAAACCTCCAGCACTACTATTGCCTCCACCACCTGAACCACCTGATCCAGCAGGGAAGTTATATCCACCATTTCCACCTCCAATTGCAACTAATGCAAATGCAGTTGAATTTCCACCCGATGTTCCATCTGGAACTGCAAATGTTCCACCTGATCCCCCAGCACCTACAACAATTACATAGGTTAAATTTTTTATTATTGGTGTATTTCCTGTTAAAAATCCACCGCCACCACCACCAGCGCCAGCAATTCCGCTACCACTACCACCACCAGCAATTAATAAATAGTTAATTGGATATGATGAACTTCCAGTAGTCCATCCAAAAGATGCTAAAGATGCTGTGCCAGTTTTAGATAATCTAGGCATTATTTGAATTGAGTTATTGAAGCCAAAACAGTATAAGTAGCAGATGCAGTTTTGGTAATTACATAGTTATATACATCAATACCGCTAGCATTTCCGCTAGATGGAGCAGACCCTCCTTGCCATTTAGGGGTAACAGAAGTTCCATCAATTGTTACAGCAGAATTGTAATAAGCAGTTGATCCCTGTGTAACCATAAATGTTATAGCTATTGAATCATTGGTAGCCATTAAAGTATTTAATGAAGTACCACTTGATCCTCTAAAATTAACAGTCCAGTTTGCACTTGCGTTGCTTGTGTAATACAAAACAGACTGAGTTGTTACATCATAGTTAATAGTTCCCGTTGCAGCAGTTGCAGATACAGTTGTGGGTTCTGCAATATTTGGTGTTTTAAAAGCATAAGCACTTGCAGTTCCAGCCATCGTAGCGGAAATAAAGTTCAAAAGCCCTGTAGATGGGTTATAACTTAATTTTGTAGAACTTGTGTTTTCGCTTGTAATTGTTCCTGTGGTGGCACTTGTAAATGTTAAATAGCGAGTTGCATTAGTGCTGGTGTCATCTGTAATTGTTAAACCACTAGAGGCAGCAGCCCAAGTAGGTACACCACCAGCTAAAGTTAAAACATAACCGTTAGTACCAGCAGCAAGGAAAGTGGTTGCTCCTGATCCAGTTTGATAAGGAACGCTACCATTAGCACCACCAGCCAAGTTTGTTGCTGTTGTGGCAGATGTCGCAGAAGTGGCTGAAGTTGCTGTTGCAGCGTTGCCACCAATTGACAAGCTAGATGCAGTCCCTGTAAGCCCTGTGCCTGCGCCTGAGAAGCTAGTAGATGTAAATACACCTGTACTAGGGTTGTACTGAAGCTTAGTAGAGCTTGTATATTCAGTAGAAATATTACCACTTGTTTGATTCGCAAATAATGGATAACGAGTCGAGTTAGTAGTAGTATCGTCTGTTACAGTTGCGTATGCCGTTGGAGTTGTCCAAGTTGGTGCGCTAGTCCCATTACTGGTGAGAACTTGACCTGTTGTGCCACTTGACACAAAAGCAGTTGTGCCACTTGCAGACTGATAAGGCACATATCCAGCGCCACCACCAGCCAAATTAGTAGATGTTGTCGCTGTGCTTGCAGATCCTACAGATAATGTGCTTTGAGCTACATATTGCGGTGCAGATGCGCCAGCAGTTAATACATAACCTGATGTGCCTAATCCTAAAGAAGTAGTTGTGCTTGCAGCAGATTGATATAAAAGTGAACCTGTTGCTCCACCAGCTACATTCGTTGCTGTTGTAGCACTAGCTACTGCGCCACTTACAATAGATCCTGAAATTGAGGTAATCCAGCTAGGATTTGAGTAGCTACCAGTTGTATATACACCATTGGTAACTGTTCCAGCATTGCCTGTAACGCTGATGCCCCATGTGCCACTTGCACCTGTTCCTGTTGTGCTCGGAGCGCCAATAGTGTTGTATGAAACAGTTAACGCAGATGCGCCATTAAAAGTTGACCCAGATGCTCCACCAGTACCACCATTATTAAATGTAAGACTGTTAGTTACAGATCCTGCGCTTGTAGCTGATGTTGCAGTTGCAGCATTTCCACCAATAGATAAACCACTTGCCGTGCCTGTTAAGCCAGTACCAGCACCACTAAATTGTGTTGTGGCAGTAATAGTAGTGCCAGAAATAGTAGAAGCAGCAGAAGCTCCAATAGTCGTACCATTAATTGATCCCCCTGTTATTGCTACGCTATTAGC